GCTTGGGGTCCTGGTCCCTACGGTGGCTATGGCTACTATGCTGGATACAGCGGAGATTCAAGCGGTGAAGGTGGCGGCGAGGGTGGTGGTGAAAGCGTAGAGCACGAAAACTTTGCCGACGGCAAGCGTCCGCAAGACAAAGGCGACAGCAAGCGACATGGGATAAATACCAAAGCATCAGTAAGTTCACTCCGTAAGACTGCTAAACAAGGCGGCCGTAAAGGACAACTTGCACATTGGTTAGCTAATATGAAAGCTGGTAGAGCTAAGAAAAAATGAGAATAACTGAAATTTTATTTGAAGGTGTTGCAGGACCTAAAAGCTGCTGGCCTAACCATAGAAAAGTTGGCACAAAGCCAGGCACTGGTAAAAACAAAGGCAAGCGTGTAAACGACTGCGAAAAGATCGGAGAAGATGTAGAAGAACTACATCAAGAGTTTGATATGATCGAAGAAATGATCGATCATATTGCAAAACAAAATAATGTTGATTCCGAGCTGGTATGGGAAGATCTAGCAGAACTTAGTGATGACGAATTGTATGTTTTTGCTGTGACATCTGAACTTATTAACGAAGATTGGCAAAAGGCCAATACAGAACTTAGTGATGACGAATTGTATGTTTTTGCTGTGACATCTGAACTTATTAACGAAGATTGGCAAAAGGCCAATAAGCGAGACAAAACTGATGGCATGAGCAAGAAGGCTGTTAACGCATACCGCCGTGAAAATCCAGGATCAAAGTTAAAAACTGCTGTGACCACAAAACCCAGCAAGTTGAAGAAAGGCTCAAAAGCAAGTAAACGTCGTAAAAGCTATTGCTCGCGTTCTAGAGGACAAATGAAAATGCATAGTATCAGTTGTGCTAAAACTCCGGACAAAGCAATTTGTAAAGCTCGTAGACGCTGGAACTGCTAATAAATACATTATGAAAATTAAAGAGTTGTTTGAGACGGCATCTAGTATGGGTGCTGGAGATGTTGCTACATTCATCAAGGGCGGCTCTGGAGCAGATGTAGGCACACTCTTTGGGGGTAGTTATCAGCAAAAAACTGTTAAAAAACCCAAGTCTAAGAAGCCTCGCGAAAGTATATTAAGAAGATAAATACAGTATGGACTTTAAAAAACACGATCACGAAGCAAGTATGGCAAAAGCAGAGCTGGCTCAAATAGCTAAAAATGCTATGGCCATTTATCGTATGATCAAAGAAGGCGACAATTTAGATGGTTGGATCAGCAGTTATATCTCTGTGGCCAACGATCATTTGAATTCTGTTCATGAGAAGATGGATTACGAATCTCAGAAACAAGGCGCTATCGAGCAAGGTCCTAGAGGATTTTAAATCACTTATTAGCAAATTAGACAGCATGGAAGCTCCTCCACAGACACCAGCTGCACCAGTTTTAGAAAAAGCTGTTCAACTAAACGAAGATGCACAATTACGTGTACTAAGTGGACGTTCTACATATGTTGCTGAAGCTAAGAAAAAAGCGGACGATGAAAAGAAAAATGAAAAAGTCAAAGAAGAAAAATCTTCTACTGGTGGAACTATTGACCGTTCTACAAAAGGTGTAACCAAGCATAAAGAAAATCCAGATCGATATAGTGATGAAGAACACTCTGAACCAAAGTCAAGTGCTAAGTCTAAATCTGCTGCTGAGAAAAAAGGTGCTCCAGAACAGAAAAAGTCTAAGACCGGAACTTGGGGTATGGAAGGTGGTAAGAAATTCGATAACACCAAGAAGGAAAGCATTGAGCCAGAATTCAAAAGTAAGTTCATGAAGATGGTGGAAGCAGCTAAAGAAGAAAGCGAAGCTGATAAAGCTGAAGCCAAGAAGAAAAAAGAAGAAAAGAAAAAGAAGATGGCCAAGATTATGGACGAAGGCGCTAAGCCGGACTTCTTAGACATGGATAAAGATGGCGACAAGAAAGAGCCGATGAAAAAAGCTGTTGCTGACAAAGGCGATGACAAGCCAGCTGGCAAGAAAGGCATGAGCGACAAGCAGGCCAAATATTTTGGAAAAAAGAAGACTGTTAAAGAGTCGGTCGAAAACATCCTATCATTCAAAGACATGATTAAACTTGTTCAAGAGAGTGGTGGTCAACAACAAATTGATGCAGTCGATCAAGAACTGTTTGCATGGGCCCAACGTGTTGCAAAACAAAAAATTGGTGAAGGCATAAAAGCTGATGTGTATGCAGGCATGGTGTACGAGCGCATGGGCGGTGTATTCGAAATGTACGATGTACTAAGCGAAGACCAAAAGTAATTTAACCAATCGCACTGAAAAGCCGGCAATTTAGTTGACCGGCTTTTTTGTTGGCTATATAATAGTTCTATAGGAGAAAATTATGTCAACTAGAATGTACGGTCCCGAAGAAAAAGCAAAACTTGAAAGATTGATCAACGAGGGCGGCAACGTGCTACGTGAAGTAGAAGATCTCAAAGAGGGCCTTAAAGAAACTGTGAAAGCAGTTGCTGAAGAACTCCAAATTAAACCCAGCGTAATCAACAAGGCGATTTCTATTGCACATAAAGACAATTGGAAAGACCACGAGCAAGAATGGAATGACATTGAAATGATTCTAGGTGTCACCAAGAGGTTGCCTGAATAATGAGCTACTGGGGATATCATTTATTATTAGATTGCAGCGGCTGTGATATAGCTGCCGTAAAAGATCGTGATAACATATACAAGTTCGTAAAAGACCTAGTGGCACGCATCGATATGACTGCACACGGAGAACCTATCATCGAATATCTTCTCCCCGGAGATCCTAAACAGGGATATAGTCTTTTGCAATTAATTACAACCAGCAACATCAGTGGTCATTTTATGGAATTAGATGGCACGGCCTACTTTGATATTTTCAGTTGTAAAGAATTTGATCTTGAAGTTGCAAAACAGGTAGTCAATGAATATTTTCACCCTAAGAAAATGCGGGTTAACTTTTTGACTAGGCATGCAGATTGATTTTGTAAAAACACCGTACACTACAGGTCCTAATATGATACGTAATACAGGACCTGTTTTTATTTCTTCTCCTGATCTAGACATAATACAAAAGAAAAAAGAAGAATTGTCAAAGTATAACACAGATTTATTTGGTCAGATCGCAGGATCAGAATCTATCGTTGAACGTGCTGCAAGATATTGCGGTGTATATTCTAATCAAATCCAAGATCTAGCACTGCGCTTGGAGGAAGATGTTGCTGTCATGCATCAAGGCAAACTAACAGCTATTTGTTTTTGCTTTCCCAGCGGCTTTATCCCATCACAACGATTAGGTATGACTCTAGAAGATATTCATAGACCGGTAGCAGATAGTGAACTGTTGGTAAAAGCCAGTCCCGGTATCAGTAGGGTAATGTGTGAACAAACAAGTTTTCGCAGATGGGTCTGGACTATAACCACCAATCCTGATTTAAGTAATCATCCTAACAACAAAAAACAAATTGAACCCGTTGGCCTAGACGATTTATATTTTAGATATGAGACACAAACCACTGCCAAAATAAATTCCGAAACCAGTTTGTTCTTTGTTAAGATGGATGTTGTTCCTCTCAAATCCGTGTACCATAAGCGAATATTAGACAGCGTTAATAGCATGACTGACAATATATTGGAATACAAAAACTTGACAAAAATTAAAAATCTGTTAAACTTGTTAGCTACTGAGAAGAATAAATGATAAATGATGTGTTTCGACCCACACTAGAATGGATACATGATGACTGGAAGTCTAATAAGTTTCGCTTTGTTATTGAGCTACTTGCTTGGGCTATTAGTATTGGCTGTGCGATCACTATGGCAGTCACCGTCCCCACCCCGCCTTTACTTGCTCTTTATCCTATATGGATTTCTGGTTGTGCCATGTATGCTTGGGCTAGTTATACTAGGAAATCATTTGGCATGCTGGCTAACTACCTCTTGCTAGTCAGTATTGACAGTGTTGGCCTAACAAGAATGCTAATTAATTAAATAAAGTAAGAAGGTAGGCGTGGCCATAAACCGCAAATTGGTATTTGCAAGCCCTAAATTGCATAGGAGAATAATTTGAGTTATGTAGACGCTTTCTATAACAGAGAGCAGGATATCATCAATGTTGTTGAACGCAATGATAAAGGCGAACGGCATTACAAAGAATATCCTGCAAGACATGTTTTTTATTATCCAGACGCCAAGGGTAAATTCACAAGTATTTTTGGACAATCGTTGTCCAGAGTAAGTTCTAAAAATGTCAAAGAACATCGTAAAGAACTTGCAATCCATTCAAACAAGAAACTGTTTGAAAGCGATATTAATCCCATTTACCGTTGTCTAGAAGACAACTATATCAATGTTGACGCACCTAAACTTAACGTAGCGTTTTTTGATATTGAGGTAGACTTCGATCCAGAACGTGGCTATGCATCGCCAGAAGATGCATTTATGCCAATCACTGCCATTGCTGTCTACCTACAATGGATGCAGACTATGGTGTGTTTGGCGATTCCTCCTAAGACATTAAGTATGGAAGAGGCAACTAAACAGGTTGCAGAATTTCCCAACACCATGCTGTTTGATAACGAAGCAGATATGTTAGATACATTCTTAGATCTAATACAAGATGCAGACGTACTAAGTGGGTGGAATTCAGAAGGCTTTGATATTCCATATACTGTTAATCGTGTTACCAAAGTTCTAAGCAAAGAGGACACACGCAGATTTTGCCTGTGGGATCAGTTTCCCAAGAAGCGTGAGTATGAGAAGTATGGCAAGGCGGCTGTCACATATGACCTTATTGGGCGTGTACACCTAGACAGTCTTGAACTATATCGCAAGTACACTTATGAAGAGCGCCACACCTATAGACTAGATGCTATCGGAGAAATGGAGATAGGTGAGAACAAGACTGTCTACGAAGGCACACTTGATCAACTGTACAACAATGACTTCCGCAGATTCATCGAATACAACAGACAAGACTGTATGCTGTTGGAAAAGTTAGATAAAAAACTCAAGTTCCTAGATCTTGCCAATACACTGGCACACGAATGTACTGTGCTACTACAGACCACAATGGGTGCTGTTGCTGTGACTGAACAGGCCATTATCAATGAGGCTCACAAGCGTGGAATGATTGTTCCTAATAGAATATCTAGAGAAGAAGGCTTTAGTAATCAAGCCGCTGGTGCATATGTTGCCTATCCCAAGAAAGGCATTCACGAGTGGATTGGCTCTTTAGACATCAACAGTCTATATCCATCAGCAATTCGTGCCTTAAACATGGGCCCGGAAACCATTGTTGGACAACTGCGCCAAGATGGCACCAAGGCGTTTATTGACGGTGAGATTGCTAAGGGCAAAAGTTTTGCATCAGCATGGGAAGGCGTCTTTGGTTCATTAGAATATGCAGCCGTACTAGAACGAAATGTTGGTCGTGAAATTGTCATTGACTGGGAAGACGGTGGCACAGATACACTGAGTGCTGCTCAGGCCTATGATCTAATCTTCGAAAGCAATCAGCCGTGGATGATCAGTGCCAACGGTACTATTTTTACTTATGAAAAAGAAGGTATTATTCCTGGCTTGCTCAAACGTTGGTATGCTGAACGCAAAGACATGCAGGCCAAACTCAGAGACTGTATTGCAGCAGGCAACAAGATTGAGGAAGAATACTGGGACAAGCGTCAGTTGGTCAAGAAGATTAATCTTAACAGTTTGTATGGTGCTATTCTTAATCCTGGTTGCCGTTTCTTTGATAATCGAATTGGACAATCAACCACCCTAACAGGTCGTGCTATTGCTCGTCACATGGCCGGAAAAGTAAATGAAATCATCACCGGTGAAAATAATCACACTGGTAAAGCCATCATTTACGGTGACACTGACTCATGTTATTTTTCAGCCTATACCACACTTAAGAAAGAAATAGATCGAGGAGCTCTACCTTGGACTAAAGAAAGTGTCGTTGAACTATATGACACAATTGGTGAGGAAGTAAATTCAACGTTTCCCAAGTTCATGCAGGACGCATTCCATTGTCCAAAGACTCGTGGTGAAGTTATCAAGGCTGGACGTGAGATTGTTGCATCACGTGGCTTGTTTATTACTAAAAAACGTTATGCTGTGTTATACTATGACAAAGAAGGCAAGCGAGCAGACATAGACGGCAAGCCAGGTAAGATCAAGGCCATGGGTCTGGATCTTAAACGCAGTGATACTCCTGTGGTGATTCAAGACTTCTTGAGTGAAGTATTGACCAAGGTGTTGAATAACGGAACTAAAGAAGATGTGCTAGAGTATATCACTGATTTCCGTACTGAATTTAAAACTCGTCCCGGTTGGGAGAAAGGATCACCTAAACGTGCAAACAACATTACAGAATACGCCAACAAAGAGAAGAAGGCTGGC